TTGACACTGCAGCAATGCTTTATGTTGAAGGTGATGCTCCATTAACCACTGATTGTGAAATTGATTGGCAAAAATGTTTAGACATGTTAGAAAATAAAAAAGCTAATACTATTCGTTTTCATTTTGAAGCACAGATTCCAGAACCACATAAACATTTAATGTTTGGTTTAGAAGATTGCTTTATGAAAACTGCACAATGGAGTCAGAGGCCTCACTTAAGCACTGTAAGATATTACAAAGATGTTGTTTTACCTTTTTCTGATGAAAGAACCTTTATTGAAGATAGATTTCACGGTAAAATTCAAGATGATTGTTTGCCTTATGATACCTTTAGTGAAGAAGGTTGGAGTTATCACAAGCTTTGGATCTATCATCCAGAAGGGAATATAAAAAGATCATACCATTTAGATGGTCGTGAAGGAACTCAAAAATTTACTACAGATGATAAAATATGGGGATATAAAGAATGAGATTAGGAATTATAGCAAGATCTGACAATACTGGTTTAGGTAATCAGACTATGGAACTTGTTAAGATGCTTAATCCTGATAAGATTCTTTTAATAAATTCCCAGTTTTTTAATAATAATAAGCAACATCCTGAATGGTATAAAGATTATAATGTTATTGAAACTAAAAAGGGTATGCCTAGAACCAACGAAGTGTTAGCATTTTTAGAAAACATCGATGTTGTTATTAGTTGTGAAACCTTTTATCATTTAGAGTTGGTTGATCTTGCTAAACAAAAAGGGATTAAAACTATACTTCAGTATAACTACGAACTATTCGGTCATTTAGCACACCCAGAATGGACTTTGCCAGATGTATTGCTTGCTCCTAGTATATGGAACTTAGATGTAATCGTGCAAAAATTTGGAAACAAAACACAAGTAATGCATCTACCACCACCAACAGATCATGCTTTATTTAATCAAGCAAAAGAAATAAATCTATCCAAAGATCATAGGCGTATACTACATATTGCTGGTAAGAAAGCTGCAAAGGATAGGAACGGAACTGAAAGTATTCTTAAAATGATTAAATATTCTAAAGAAGATTACGAATTAGTTATAAAATCACAGACACCTTTAAATCTTATCTGTAATGATTCAAGGGTAAAAATTGAAATAGGAAATCCCGATAATAGACAAGATATGTATAGTGGGTTTGATGCTATGGTTTTACCTAGACGCTATGCTGGTCTTTGTTTGCCTATGAACGAAGCTCTTATGAGTGCCCTGCCAGTTTTTATGACTAACATATCACCCAATAATGCAATTCTACCATCGCAATGGTTAGCTGAATCGGGACAGATTGATAGTTTTAGAACAAAATCAATGGTTAATGTTTATGATGCAAAGTCAGATAGTCTTGCTAGAATTATTGATAAATATATTAAAACTAATGAAAAAAATGAAATCAAAGAATTCGCATACAATATTGGTATAAATAATTTTTCTGTTGATAGTTTAAAAAACAAATATTTAGATATTATAAATAAATAAAAAGGCCAGCCCATTTCTAGACTGGCCCTCTAATAGAAGATATTACTTCTTCTTTGTTGTTGTTGCCTTCTTCTTTGCAGGTGCCTTAGCAGCCTTCAGAGCCTCATCTACGGCCTTAGCGTCTGGCAAGACACCAAAAGCCTTATCATTTGGATTAATTGCTCTTAATGCTACTGGAGCGATTGCAGCTACTAGAGCTGTCCACAAATCCTTTGGATCTGTTACTCCAGCCATGTATAGTGCTAGACCTGATGCAAGAACTGATCGACCATACGAAGCTAGCATTCCTTTTAGTTGTTCTGTATTCATATTATTCCTCCTAGGATATAACTCGTGTTAGTATTGTAAAACCAATCCATAAACCAATAATTCCTGCGACTCCCGCAAAAACTGGTGGTGCTGGAACTGGCAATTTGAATGCAGCAAACACGACGCCACATCCAAAACCTGTTATTGTTGATAGCACAATATCTTTCATTTTTACCCCTTAAATATTCCTTCTTTGTATTGTTTTACAAAACTTATTATATTTATTCTTTCTTCAATTGGTGGATTGTATATTTGTTCGATTCCTCCAGCAGTTAAAAGAATATTTTCAATATTTTCATTCTTTAGTTTATCTATCACTTCAGCAAATTCTTTGTAGGTAAAGTAATCATATTCTTTACGATCATCTTGTTCAAGATACTTATTCCATATTCCATCTGGTTTTGGCAAAGCCTCTAATTCTTCTTCTGTTTCTCTAAGCTTTGGCCTTATTGATACCATTATTTTTTTATTGTCTAACTCAAAAGCTTTACTTTTATACATAGCATAAGGAATAATCATTTTATTATTATGTTTTGACGCTGCATTAAAAACATATCTATTTGTTGTTGAAACAAAAAAATCTGGAAGTTTAGTATCAAGACCATTAAGCATGTCTAAGAAGTCTATTAAATAGTTTGATCTATCTATATTAGAAGACACATCTGTTACATCTCCCATGATTCCACTAAAGTCTTTTTTGTCACCATCTATATATTCTCTTCTAGTTTGTTTAATAGCCTGTTGAGTAAGTCCACTTCCAGATACTAGATTTATTTGTATTCTTCCTGGGCTCATTTCATTAAGAGAGTTGTATAACAAACATAAAAATTGTGGAGACATTACATATGGACGAGCTGCTACTAAATATTTAAATTCTTTATCGCTATCAATAACCCTAGCTATTTTTGTAAAAGATTCACCTTTTGTAACATCATAAATAAATAGACCACCATAAAAATGATTAGCATGTAGTTCTTCGACATCTTCTACGTGTGTGTTAAAGTAATAAAAGTTCACTATTAAATCACCTTATCTATTTTTTCTGGTAATAGGGTTTTTAATTCTTCTATTGCATCTGATAATATGCTTATTTGTGTTGCATATGGTTCAATTTCTAATGAACCAAAATCGTTATGATAACTTACCGTATCTTTTGTTTTTTCTATAATACCATCTATTGATTTTTGAACATCTTCAATATATTGATATGCCCAGTCCCTAGAATCAGAAAGAAATTTAATAAAATTTTCCTTGTGAATATCATTCTCATTTTTAAATTGAACATTATTATTGTCAATAAAGTCTTGTAATGATTTATGAGAAATTAATAGTCTTGTAAGTGATTTATTTAATTTATTTATTTTAAGCAATGAAATTAAATAAGCAAATGCAAAAGACCCAGCCAAGGTAAGGGATGTTGCAAGAATAATATTACTTATTAAAGATCCCATATTATAAGTATATACCATCTAGCACGTTGTTGTAAATTAAAAATAACATTATTTTATTGCCTCCCGTGTAACCAACACTATTGCTCCGTTCATTTCTAAAGCTTTTTTAACATTTACCACATACTGCAGTGCCTGTATTTTTTCATCATGAACCATTCTGGCAAATGAGTGTTCATTTAATTTAATTACAAGAAAATGATCACTATCAATAACTTGGACTTGGAATCCCTTTGGAGGGGTTATTGAATGAAAAGCTTTACGCATTGAATCTGTATACATTATTTTCTACCCCAACTAACCCTGTTCCACCCTCGCTCATGAAAGTAATAAAGGATTGTTTTTGTAACTACCTCAAAACTTGCAATTGCACCTGCTGTTACTGGTTCTTTGGTTATTACCCAAGATATAGCAAATGTATCTGCTGTGCCAATGACACGCCAGGTGATAGCCTTAAGTGCTGATCTTTGTTTAGTTACATTCATATACCCATCTCCTTGCGCTTTTGTGTAGCAGAGATAGCATGAATGTCTGCCCCCAAATCTACTTGTTCAATTTTATACCCAACATCACGTCCATAAACAATGTTAGTAATGTTAGGTAGTCTTAATACTAATGCACCATCCATGAATTCATCCTTGGCTATATATTCTTTTACCTGATCAAACTTTAAAGGATCTTTTTCACTTGTGTTGTATGTATTACGAACTCCAAGCAATACCTGATTTGTTCGCATTCCCGCCTCTAAATATAAAGCATGATGTCCTTCATGCCATGGTTGATAGCGACCAAGCATAAGTGTAGTTGGTGCGGACCAGTCATGTAACTGGCAAGCAGCAATAATAAGATCAGCTTCCTCCTTTACAGTCATCCCGCAAGAAATTCTGACATCGCATGACTCTGGATCTTCCCACATCTTGTTTGTATCTTCAAACCTTCCAGATTCAATTCTGTCTACCCAAATTAAAATATCTGGCTTACCAAAAACTGCACGGGTTAAATTAGTTGGACATACAAAGTCAACTATTACTGGAGCAACATCTTGCTTAGCAATAAGTCTTGCCATATCCCCCATACGTCTTGCTTGTTCAATTCTATCTTCAGGGCTAAACCCTAAATCTGAGTTAACTGTTGCACGAACTTCATCTGCATTAAGGTGAATAGCATTAATGCGTTCTTTTAATTCTTTTGCAAGAATGGTTTTACCAGAACCTGGCAGTCCAATTATTTGAATAATCATACTTCCTCCTTTTGCCATTGAATAAATGATTTAACGTATATAAACCCATAGGCAATGGCTGCTAAAATAAATCCATATTGTTTGGTAGTTACGGCATAAACTACCCACAAGCATTCATTAAGGCAAAGAACAAGCCATCCCCATATTGTTTTTTTACCAACAAAATAGATTCCAATAACACCAATTATTGCAAGTATCCAGGACCACATATTATTTATCCATTGTTAAAGATTGCCAAGTTTCTGCCCAGCCTAATTTTGTTCTGTGACTGTTAAATTCTTTAGAAATTTCCCCAGACTCTAAGTATACACCGCCCCAGATTCCCCATTCTTTAGAAGAAACTCCAACAGCAAAACATTTTTTTGCTACTGGACATCTACCACATAGTGAATCAATTATTGGTCTTACTTCTAAGTCTTCTTCATAAGTTTCAAAAAATAAATTATTATCAAGGCCTAGACATGAAGCATCGTCTTTCCATAGGTGCTGTTTCATAAAAACACCTACATCTTATACTTATGTGGAATATCCCAGCCATTGCGATCAATTTTAAATATTCGTTGTGTATACCACTGATCCCCAATTCGAACTCCATTAACAGCAGTTCTGCCCATCTCTGTTTTTTTGCGTTCTACTACATCCCAGCCAATCCAAGAAAGTAAATTGTTTTGCTTTACTATCTTTTCCATAGTTTCTAGTTTGTTTATTAACATAATTTAGCCCCCAACTAATATCGGAAAATACCGACCTCTATATTTTTTGATTCAGCAATGCTAACTAATTTTGATGCTGATTGTTTTGGCTTACTTAAAAAAGCAAAGTAGTTTACTTGCTCCATGTTTTCTTCAATCTGTGATGGAGGAACATAAAAAAATTTAATTTTTCTTCCACGAGATTTCATACCTCTTTCAGAAAGATTACAAAATTCAGAAGCAAAAGAATTAATGGTTGCTGGTCCAGCAGAATACAATATGAACTCTTTATCTTCATCTTTCATGCCTGAAAGAGCAACTCCCATAGCACGAATAAAAATGTTGTAGTCGTTAAATTCTTTTGTTCCCTGCACTGCCACTATCATTTTTGTTTCCATTCTGTAAATTATCTAATATCATTAGCATTTTTTCCATATCATTTTTTGACATGTTTTCTACATCTACTGGTCTTGCTGATGTAGACTCCACTTCTCCACCAATAGCGTTGGCTACATAAAAAATATTGTCAGATACCCAATAAGCTTCCTGGCCAATTACTATAACTCTAATCATACTCTTTTCTGTGTGTTTTGTCAACTGTGAAAAACGTCTTTTTTGATTAGAGGAATCAATTGAAAAAAAATATTTAAGTAACTCATGAGTATCTTTTTGACTATACAGAGTTCTTGACATTTTTTTATTAATTTTTTTCTTCATTATAACAATTATAGCTAACGATGTTAGCAAAGTCAATATACATGCAATAATGTATTGCATTTTATTCTAATTCTTTTACCTTAGTTGTTTTTTTTATATTTTTACCAATATCTTTAGTCTTTAATTCTTCAGAAAGTTTTTCAATTTCTACCTCTAAACTTCTGATCCTAGCTCCAAAGGTTGCTTTTTCAATCTTTGTTCTGTTAACAATAAGTTGAAGTTCTACATTTTTTAATTCAGCATCGGTAGTTCTTTTAACATAAAACTCCACTAATTGTTTAAAATCTTCAATATTTAATTCATCCATAATTTACCCCTTTCTAAAACTAAATGGACTTCCTATCCAAGCTTTTTCTGTTTTTTTCTTTTCACGTTCAACTATTGCTCTTGACCACGCAAAACCAGCATCTCCACCCCAAGCATCCCACATTATTCTTCCATTAGATGGAAATTCCGGACCATCAAAAAAACCTTTACCTTTTTTATCTACTTCGTGACGAGAAAAAAAAGAAAACATTCTTTTAACAGTGCTAAGAGACATTGCTGATCCATTAACGATATCTGTTGCTCTACCCCAACCTACTGGAGTTCCAGCACCAGTTGCCTTGCCATCTTCTTTCCATTTCAAAGCACGTCTTGCAGCAGCCTTCATTCCAGATGTGGGGGTGTATGTGTCTTCAGCCATTAGCTATCACCTTATTTTGTTTTTGTTTGTGTGGGCCCAAATCTGCTTTAATGCTACCATCTTTTCTTAAACGAACAATTCTGCCATTTTTAATTTGCATTGGATTAAATTTGTGATTTGAATAATAAGAGCCCGAAGATCTGTTTGCCATTATTTTTCAATTCCTCTTGGATTAAAAGATCCATCCCAAATATTTTTTGTTGTAGATTGTGATTCTGACTTATAAGTTCCACCACGACGCTTATACTCTTGGACTACCCAAGAATTTGCAACTGCAGATGGATAAACATCAAACTTATCTTTTGCTGCTTGAACAACTCTTGCATACAGCTTAGGATTTGAAGGAGTTGATCCACCACGACGTGGTTGAATCATTTCACTATAGTTAGGCTTTTTTGCTTTTTCCATTTCATTTTCCTTATCTTTTAGTTTATTAACTGGAACACAGTTAGGAACCATTCTTCCATTTTTGTCTTTCATTCCTCTTTGTTCATAACCAACCCAACAAGCCTTAGCCATGTTATCCCATTTATCTTCATCTTCATTGTCTGAATAATATGACTTCATTGTTTCTTCTGCATCCATACTGTGTGTATTGATATCTATTTTTTGTGCATCTGCATACATCATTCCAATGCTATAAGCCGTTGGCTTCCAGCTATTGTTGTCTTCTTTGTAAACCCTAACAGACATTGCAGGATTTTCTGGTGGCTTTGATTCAAGAGCATACTCAGATCCAGGAGTTCCAAGAGTTCCTCCCTCAATCATAATGTGTTCAACTACACCATGAATAAGACCTTCTGTTGTTGTGCCCATAACAAAATCGCCTTCTTTAACTATACTCATATATTGATTATATCAGACTTTGCGCTTAAGTAGTCTAATGATTTCTAAAAGAGACCATCTTTCTTTATTGGTTAAGCCTGATATATCCTTTTCGTTAAAGGCTTTTGGGGTTAAAACAATGATTGGATCCGCAGAAAATAGGTCTATGTCTATAAACTGCTTTTCCCACAAATTCATTACTTCTGAATTAACGGCATCTATATGCTCTTTATATAGATCTGGCATAAGGTCTTTTATTTTTGGAGTAAATGAATATAACATTTCTCCAGTATCCTCATCCAAGGCAGCAACTTCAAGGCCACCATTTAAAATTAAATCATTTATGATTCTATCTTCTTCACTGTTCATTAATAAATTTAACCAACGATTCTCTTGTTTGTGCCCCAGAAATACGACTAATCTCTTTACCGTTTTCCATCAATATAAAGGTTGGAATAGATTTTACTTCAAACCTTTTAACAAGCAGTTGTTCGTAATCAGCGTCTATCATTTGAAATTCAAAGCCTTCTTTTTTCATATCTTCAACAATAGGTTTTACCTTTTTACAAGGTGGGCACCAATCTGCTGTAAAATAAAAAACAGTTTTCATTTGTTATTTTTTGATCTAATCTTAGCAAGCAGCTCAAAATCTTTTATTTTAGTATCTCCAAGGTATCCCCAAGCATATCCATCATTAATCATTTTATCATTGAGTGAAATTGTATCTCCATTAACATAGAGCCAACCTAGAATGCGACCAAACTTTTCGGTTGAGTTCATTTTTTCTGTTTTAATAATAACAGACTTAGCATCTTTTAATTGTTTCTTTAGATATTCTTTAGACTCAAGGCCAAGAGCCTTTTCTTTTAAATCTTTTGTGCGAGATTCAGGTGTATCAATACCAGCCAATCTTACACGGGACTGAAACAATATATCAAACCCTAAATCAATAATTACATCAATTGTATCTCCATCAACAACATTTGTTACATCTTTAACAAAATACTCATACATTAATTTGCACTCCCTGTTAGTTTATTTTCTATAAGTTTTTCACGCTCGTCAACAACTTCAAGCATAAAAGACATCATTTTTGTATAAGTTTCTGGATTATCCATAATTTTATTATAATGATGACTACAAAATAACAAATCGCCAGTAATTCCTGTTACCTTTACGTAAGCTTGTGCTTCACAGCTATCACAACGATCAAGAGAATTTAATATCCACTCTTTTGGTTTAATTTTTTCATCAATCATAGTATTCATATTATACCGCTACTTTCTGTTGTCGGTGGAATAAAATCCAGAACCATTAAAAACTGCACCTATATTAGAGTATACACGAACCAACCTGTTATTACAAGTATCACATGTATACCCAGGATCATCTTCTTTTATTGATCTTTCTTTTACATACCTTTGTGCACAAGGCATACAGTCATATTCATATAGTGCCATTACTTAATTTTTTTTCCAAACTTTGCCCAAACTCTTTCATGAAGAAAGTAACCAATGGCTTCCCAGCCTATATAAATAAGAGCACCTAAACTAGCATACTCCCACTCACCAGTAAACAAATAAATTACTCCAGCAACACCAACAAGGTGAAAGGTTTCCCAACTTAATGTTTTAAGTAATGTTCTTTTATTTGATTCCATTACTTGACTCCTTTTAATCTACGAAATGTTTCTTCATCAACAATTCCTGTAACCTTAAGCTTTTCTTTTGTTTGAAAAGCTTTAACAGCCTTTTCTGTTGCTGGACCAAACTCTCCATCAACTTTAAGTTTTAGCATTGTTTGAATATTTTTTACGCCCTGACCCTTTGAGCCAATTTTTATTGGTTTAAATAGTTTAACTTCAGGAACGCTAACACCTTGAGACTTTGCAACTTCTGCAAGAGCAACCTTTTTTTCTTCAAGCGTTTTGACTGCTGGTGTATCTGCATCTGGATAATCAATTACCCCATACCCTGCAATAAATACAGGAAGACCTTTTTTATTTGGTCCATACGCACGAAGTTTTTTTACACACTCTCCACCGTTTGATTGGCTACCGCTTTTTCCGTCTGCCGTAGTATTTCCTTCAATAGTAATACATGTTCCATCACCATTATCTTTTAATACCCAACCAACGTGGTCAATATCTCTTCCTCCAGGAAAGTCAAAAAACACTACCCATCCTGCTTGTGGCTTATTTCCTTTTACTGGGACCCACTTGTTTTTACTTTTAAATGCTGCAACTCCTGCTGGAGTGTATACCACATTTGGAACTTTAACCCCTGCTTGGTTTGCAGTCCACATAACAAATGAACCACACCAAGGCAAAAAGTTAGCTTTTGTAAATGCCCCATACTTTGTTTCATTATCCTTTGGACCTTCAACAGTTCCTAATTCTTTTTGAATCACTTCTAATAAAAATGCTCTTGTTCCTTTTACTGACATAAATTATCCTCCTATAGATATACTTAATTATAGCACTATGCCGTCTTTTTTGTCAACCTTTTGTGAGTTCGAATCCTGTGGCAATTTGCACAGACTACCTCACATTTTGATATTTCTTTTTTAATTGCTGCCCAAGAAAATCCATCGTGAATCATTCTAGAAATATTGTATTTTTTATTACTAAGGTGATCAAAATCCAAAACTATATGGTTGCTTTCTCCACAATCTACACAACCAGATTTTTCTTTAATTTGTTTAAGGCGTTGTTTAAGCTCTTGTTTACCATATTGAACCAACTCTTTGTCAGTCATAGATCTTAATTATATCAGTAATTAAAGAGTCCTACACAGGTAGTCCGTCTGCAATGCGCCACGGTCATAATTAATGGGTAACTAAACCATCACTAAGGTCCTGTGTAGGACATGCCAGATATTTTATGTCGCTGTCTCCCCCGACAGTTACATTATACTACTTTATCTTAATTGTTTTTGGTTTCTTTTCTTCAGGAACAACACGATCAATACTTACGTGTAACATTCCATCTTTAAGGTCAGCACCAGTAACTTCCATATACTCTCCTAGAGCAAATGAACGTGTAAATTTTCTGGTTGCAATTCCTTTGTGAACAACTTCAGCATCAGTTACTTCAACAATTTCTCCTTTAATAACAAGGGTTCCATTATCTACAGAAACATTAATATCATCCTTTGTGAATCCAGCAACTGCTACTGAAAGTCTATATGTATCTTCATCTAATTTAAGAAGATCATACGGAGGATATGCTTGTGAATTTGTTTTATGTGCGGTATTAAGACGGCCTAACTCTCTGTTAAA